TGTCTTTTTATAGGTCGTTTTGCAGTATATTTCAATTATGGATTAAGGGTGCAGCGCTACCGCTGAATAGTTACTATCAATGCGGAATATGTAAACAAATGTTAAAAACAAGTTGCTTTTCTTCGTAAAAAGTGCCAAGTTTCGCAAAAAGCTGAATTTGCAGAAAAACACGCAAGCGAAAAAAAGAGCGAAGGTCTCGGCATCACCTCAAACCGCCACGCCACGCCATTTAAGGCACGCAAGCGGAAAAAAGAGCGAAGGTCTCGGCATCATCACAAACCGCCACGCCACGCCATTTAAGGCACGCAAGCGGAAAAAAGAGCGAAGGTCTCGGCATCACCACAAACCGCCACGCCACGCCATTTAAGGCACACAAGCGGAAAAAAGAGCGAAGGTCTCGGACATCACCACATTTTTAAGGCACGAAAGCGGATGACACATCTCGCATTGAAGAATATAGAAAGCGGAGCTTTACAAGGCATGAAGGCGCAGCCTTATAGGGACGGAAGGCTCTGCCTTACCAAAAGCGAATGGATGTGGAGAGGAGTGTAATGAAGTGGAAGTGCAGTGTGCAGGCTTGGCGGATGGAGTCAAGCCTACCACGGAACGGACACGCAATGGAACGGAACGCACATCCTTTCGCACCTCCAATAGAGCCGAAAGGGGGCGGATACGGACCGGACGGTTACGGGAGTGTAGATAGCCGCTGCCTTTCGGCTGAAGGATTGAGCAGAGCGAAATGAAAGACTACAGAGCGCAGCTTCACGGACTCATGCGGAGAGCAACGTAGCGTGTGTCCGTACCTTCAGAAAGTCAAAGGGTGCAACGCACTGTTTGACTTTATAAATAAACAAAGGAGCGCAGCTGCAAGAACCATAATGAGCGTAGCTACAAGAACCTAAATGAGCGCAGCTTCACGGACTCATGCGGAGAGCAACGGAGCGTGTGTCCGTACCTTCTGAAAGTCAAAGGGTGCAGAGAACTGTTTGACTTACTAAAAAGTATGAAAATATGGAAAAATGATACGGTCAGAATATCCCACGCCGTATCGAGCAGAGCAAACTGGAACGAGGATATTTCGTCTACCCAGAACACATAACTCGTTGCAAATATAATTAGAATAATTGTATTTGCAAAACTATGTATAGAAATTCTTTAAGAAAAAAATAAGTTCGCTGAAAGCGAGGCAGACTACGATGATGACGAAGAGGTCAGACAAGCTCGCCCAGAGGCGTTGCTTGTCTGGGTGATGCGGCATCATTCGCGGAGACGTAGGCGTATTCATTGTTCGGTGGCGAGGACCGGCGCAGCCCGTGAAATTGTGGGGCGTGGAATGTAGTGGAGATGATTTGGGCTGCCGTGGAAAAATGTGTGTGTCGCTTACCCCGTGCCGTGACTCGCGTGCTTGCACTTTCCTCGAATGTATGGAGGACTATTCGGCTTCAGGCGATTTGTCCTCCTCACATCCGAGGAAAAGAGTTGCGGTGCGGATCAGGGAAGTGGCATACTCTTTTTGGAACAGAAGACCAAATTGGCGGAACGGAATGGAACACCCCACAATTTCACTTAGCCATGCAATGGCTTGTCCTCGCCATCGAACAATGAACCGCCGGAGCCGGAGCCACGTCTTGGGGAGCTTGCGACCGAATAGGGTTTGGGTGAAGGAGTGAGCGACTGAACATATAAGAGTATGATGGAGCCGGTGACTGAACTTGTAGCTACGACTGAGGGCGTCTGCGACCGAAGTGGATACGTTTGCCGGAGCCGTGGCGACGGATGTAGGTGATGATGGCTGCTGCCACTATGATGACCAGGAGGGCTATGCAGAGCTTTGCCGTAAATGGAACGTAGGTCTTAGACTTCTCACTGCTATTGGACTTGTCAAAAGAAGACTGCTTCGCCTGAGCGAAGGTGTCTTCTTGTTCTTGGGCTGCTACGGACTTCTCCTTTTCCTCTTGGGAAAGGTGTAGTCCGTAGATTTTGAGCGTCTGCGGTTGACCGCGGACGGAGGGAGAAGACGCTCCTTGAGCTGATGGAGACGGTTTGCCGTGTGTGGGGTGTGATGCTGAGTACGGCTCGCCACGGACAAAGTCCGTAGCGTTGCCGTGCGAAGTGGAAGGCTTTGCCTTAAAGGAGGCGCTTGGGTCGCCCGATGGATAGCTGAAGGAGGAGTACAGAGGGGTTGCGGACGTGTCCGCACCCCCGAATACGACGACGCAGCTATCTAATGAAAGGGCGGTAAGGCGCTGTAGAGAACTGAATGAAAGATTCTGAGTGGATCGCCATTGAGCTTGCGAAACGGCGTTTCGCTCACTTTCATAGGATGATGATACTGTCTTTGTGCTCTTGCATGACAATACAAATACACAAAGAATTAGGATAAGGATTTGTTTCATATCGTTTGGTTTAGATGTTGGCATACTCTGCCGTGGCATCGAATGATGGGCACGCCTTGGCAGCGAAGTCTCGGTGTCCTCGTATTTTGGCATTGGGGAACTGCACTCTGAGTTTACGAAGAAGTGCCACCAATGCGGATTTCTGCTCTTCTGTTCGAGTGTCCTTAGGGTATTTGCCGTCGGCGGTCAACCCACCGATATAGCAGATTCCTATGGAATTGGCGTTGTGTCCTTGGCAGTGCGCTCCCACTTGTGCGAGCGGTCTGCCAAGATGCACAGAGCCATCGCGGTAGATGACGAAGTGATATCCGATTGAGGCAAAGCCTCGCTGCCGGTGCCAGCGGTCGATGTCAGCCGTGGTGAAGTCCTTGCCTTCAGGCGTGGCAGAGCAATGGATGATGATAAGATTTATGCTGCGCATGAATTTTGAATTTTGAATTTTGAATTATAAGCCGAACTAAGCCTTTTTAAGCCTCTCTATGCCGTGGGGAATCGGGTGCTTACAGTCAGTCCTTTGGCTTTGGCTTTTTCTGTTCCTCCTCTTTGAGCTTGTTGTCGAGGTAGGATCGGAGTTCAGTGTACTTTGTCTGTATGTAGATAGTGACACCGAAGATTGAGCCTGCGTAGATTAGACATTCTGCGAAGATTCCTAACACGGATTCGTGTATTTGTCCGGTGGGCGGTACGATGAAACCTGCGACAGCGAGTGCGAACCCACCGATGAGCATTGCTACGGCGGATAGGATTTGGATTGATTCTTTTGTGTTCTTTTCCATAATGAGTTTGGTGTTTAGATGGTGAGATGGTGTGATGTTGGATTGTTTTGTCTTTTGTTGATGAAATGTGGTTTGCTATCTTTGTGTCGAGTCTGTGGCCGTAGTGCCATTGTTCTCGATGTTGTGGCCGTTGTGCCATTATTCCTAATACTGTGGCGGTCCTTCGGGACTGCCATTGTTCTTTATATGGGGTCTTGTTTTTTTCGCTTCTGCTCATATAGGTATAGGTTTTAGTTTATTGTTTTCACCGTCCTACTTTGCTTTGTTATACTCCGTTATCTTGATAGCCGGATTGTGGTGTCAAGTGTACCCACATTGAACTGATTTGCGGTGGCGCGTACCTTGAATATGGCGAGGTTCGTGCGTAGGTCGCTGAAGGTGAAGGACTCGGACTTTGAGATTGGCTTGTAGAACGCGATTGCAAACTTGAAGTAGTGCGGGCGCTGAAAGATGTCGAAGACTTTCTGTCCGTATGGGAGTTTGACGGCGGAGATTCGGTTTGTCGTGTCATCGTATTCTTCCTTTATGTATGTAAAGAGATGCTGTGGCGTGGGTTGATACTTTGGCTGCAGTGGGTGTGCGTCCTTGGAGTCGTCGCGGAAGAGAATCTGTCCGTTGGGTGCTACGTTGATTTTCTCAGAGTCGAAGAAGCGGTGCCAACCTCTGCGTTTCGCCATTGGCGTGCGTGGTGTCAGGTCGGTCTTTCTTCCGTGTCTGCTGGTGCGGATTGAGTAGCGGAAGAGGATTGGTTTGAGTCCGGATTTGATGAGTTGCTGGGCACCAGGGATGTAGAGTCCGTCCTTTCGGATCTGACATTCGATGTGGATAGTCTCGGTCTGTTTCATGGACGAAAGCGTGTTGTAGTTGTCTTGCAGACTACGTATAACTGTCTGTATCGCAGGTATTTTCTGCGCTGCGTTTTTGCATTGGTTGAGGTCTTGAACGTGTTGCGATTGCATGACTCCAGCGCGGTCAGTGGTGGCTGCGCGGAGTACGAGTGCATCGCGGAGGGAGTTTATGGCTCCGGTTTTCAAGCTGCAGTCGTAGAGGGTAAGATGCATCTGGTTCGGGTCGTCAGTGCCAACGCTGATGCCAGTCAGGATTTTATTGAGACTGGTGAGGTTCGTGTAGAATTTTGAGACCGGGGCCAGCTCCGTCTGCTGCGCCGTAGTGCCGATGACGTTGGCGATTTGCTGCAGGAGATTGCCGAGGACTTGTACGGTGACTGCTTCTTCGCGTGTTTCGGACTTGAAGCTTTTGATTAGCTCTGTGATTCGGGTGATGTCTGTGGGCATGGTGTGAATTTTGAGTGTGGAATGTTGAGTGTTGAATTGTCGGCTACGCCGATTTTGAATTGTTCAATGAGGAATTGTGATAAGCCTTTCTATGCCTTCCTAAGCCTTCCTAAGCCGTGGGGCTATCTTTGCTGGGCTATCTGGCTGGCTTTGCAGTCAGGCTTTCTGGGCTATTGGATGAGGACTTTGTTGGGCGGCTAGTGATTGTAGCGAACATACTTGTCGTCGAGGGCTCGGGCGACGATGCCGACAAATTCGTGGGCGATGTTGTCGGCGAGGAAGTCGCGGAGATTCATGACGGAAGCGTAATACTTTCGGGAGAACCACGGTTTCTTCTGGCGCTTGCGCTCACGCCCGATGTCTCCGGAGTTGCCTCTTGGGATTTCCTTTCCAGTGCCAAAGTTTTGCCAAAGTCCGTATTCGAGGAAGGACTGCGAGAGTCCGATTTCGATGAAACGTCCGTCGGCACGGACTGGGAGGGCTTTGAGTGAGCGTAGGAGTCGCCCTGTGTCGATTACGTTGAGGAGCGTGATCTGCTCGCACCATATAGTGATCATGGTGCGGTTGAAGGCGAACACGAACTTTTCGCGCTCCTGCCGTTGCTGGTCATTGCCATTCAGTTGGGTCATAGCGGAGGTCGGTATAAGTGTCTACTGCGATTTGAAAGAAGGCACAGGCGCAGCCTGAGAAGAAGTATTGGTCGATTTCCTGAAAGGATATTCGAGGGTCAAGGAAGATGTTGTGCTGCTCCTGCTTCGTCTTTTCGAGGATGAGCTTGCTCATGAACTGGCGGAACAGCTCGCGCATGGTGTTCATGCATATCTGGCGTGCTTCCATATCGAGGAGGGCGTGTCGCATGGCGAGGAATACCGTCTTCACGCGGCGCGTGTGCGGACTGTTGTTCACCTCGATGTAGCCCTGGCTGATGTCGCTGACGGCGACAATGGCAGTGGCGGACTGCAGCTGCTGCAGGACTTCCTCGAAGCCGTCGAGTCCGGAGACCCGGGCAAAGACGAAGTCGTGAGCCTTTGCGAACTTGTTCTTTTCGGTGAGGGATGCGAAGAAAGCTGTGGCATTCCAATTGATGTTTGATTGTTGCATGGTGTTGTGTTTTTGGGCTTGACTTGGGCTTTGGGGAGCTTGGCTTGGGCTTGGTGGCTTGATTATAAGCCTTTCTAAGCCTTTTTAAGCCGTGGGTGCAAATTGGGCGGCTACTTTGTTTGGCGCTTGATGTCCTCGGCTTCCTTAGCCTTGGCGTCAAGCTCCGTGAGTGCACGCCATGTGTCCATCGAGAGGACTGCGTCTTCTTTGGTGATGTCACCTCCAGTGAGGGCACGGATCTGCGCGTTCATGCTTTGGCGGAGCATCTCGCCGATGGGCGGTGCGTAGCCAAGTAGGTTCTGCTCTTCGGCAGGTATCGGCTGCAGGAAGTGCGGAAACAGTCGGGCGAAGTATTGCTTCAGCGATGCGAACCAGTAGAAGGCACTGTATAGAATCGGTCGTGTCAGGCAGCGTGGCTTGATGCCCAGGTATAGAAGCAGCGTGAGGTCCTTCAGCCGCTCCTCGTCCTTCGATTGGAGAAAACCCTGGTAGTAGTTGTCGCAGGATATGAACGTGGCGAATGGGATGCGCTGGAAGTCGGCTTCGAGCGGACGAGCCTTGCCAATCTTGGTGATGCGAATAGGGAAAGAGGGGAACGACCTTAGGTAGTCGAGGGCAGCTGTGGCGGACTGGATCTGCTGAAGGGTAAGCGTGGCTTCCTGCTTTGGTCGGTGGCGCTGCTTGACGAGGTATGAGCCGTTGGCGGTGCGGCATAGAAGTCGGAGGTCAGCCCATTTGAATAGGCAGACAGTGAGGACTTCTTCAATCTGCAGGTCGTGTGAGAGCAGACGGAAGAAAAATAGAAGTTGTCTGTCGGATAAGGACAGCCAATCGCTGGGGAGTGATATATGAAAAAATGCTTCCATACTGCGAAAGTATGAAAGCATTTGGGTTGGGGAAAAGACACTCTCTTATACGATTGTTCAAAAATCGAAAAATATAGCCACTTAATCATCAATCCAATCACCGCCATTATTTCTAATGTAGTCTATTTCTGATTTAAGATTGTCTTCATAGCATCTTTCTTCATATTCACTTTGTGCTTTTCTCATTGCTTCCTCTTCTTCCTTTTTCCATTCTTGCTCAACTTGAGATTCTTCGTTTAAATATTTTTTTCTACCATCAATAGTCATATATTGTTCGATTATTTTTTCTGGAATAACACATAATTCACGACTTAATAAAAAAAATAAGATATGAAGAAAAAAGGAATTTATTTAACCTTGTGGAAGCAATACTAATCTGTTTACCTTTTAGGTAATCAGCAATCTTATTTTCGTTTAGTATTAAATACTCTGGAGGTGTTATGTTTTTTTTAAGTAAAAAGGATATATTGTATTGAATCTTTAAATCTTCACGATCCCAATAATCTCTATTGAAAGGATTATAATCATATGATACCATTTCATTATTGTAAGTTCTGACCTTATCAAAAGAAGAAGGAATAGTTATAGTGGAAACATTTTCAAGTAAAGCAACTGTTCCATTCTTAGATTTGAAAAATCTTGATTTTTCACTTACGTTATTAACATCTTGATTTTGTAGGCATTTACGAACATAGGAGATAATAGCCCCTGAGGGAGATTGTGGACAAATAACTATGCTTTGATAATATGATCTGCGTCTTAATATTAAAATATTTGAATCTTTTGGATAGTGTTTGTCTTTTGCAACTAAAGTATATATAGGACGGTTTTTGTACACAATATTGGCTTCCCCTGAATACCCCAATAGTATCCCATCTTTATAAACAGGATGAGATATTATTGAAACAATTTGACGAGCCACAACTTTAAAAGCATTATTGAAATTTTCTAAAGTTGATGGCTCCCATTTAGTAACAAATTCTGTCTTATGAAGATAAAGTAAATCATCATTTAAATCCTCCACTCTCATAAGACTAAACACGTAATTGACTTTTAGCACTTTTTTCATTGCTATAAGCATTTCCTTTGATGTGTAAATTGGGTCAAAATAAAATATTTGCATAATCGAAAATAATTATCAATCGCAAAGATACAACTTTTTCAGAAGAAATACCCACTTGACTGTTTTTTATTTTTGTAGCCATGGTCTTCAAAGAGTTTGGATGTTTCAGAGTCTTTCCACTCGGTGAACACGTTTGCCGGAGCGGTGCGAATGAAGTTGACTGCGTCGATGATGCTCGGGATTGGGAACTCGCCCGTGCGTAGGATCGAGAACTCAATGGCTGCGATGCGTTGGTACAAGCGCTGATACCTTGCAGGATCGGCGGTGGTGCCCCATTGCTTCAGGATGTTGTATTGGCGCAGGGAGTCCATGAGGTCGCGACTGAAGAATTCCGCTTCGAGCCGGTGCTCGATAACGAGGAGTTGGGCGTGAATCTCCATGAAGTGCTGCCAGATGTGTTCGGTGTAGCCGAGGTGCTGGACTGTGTCAAGGTCGGCGAACATTGTGGCTGCGAAGTAATTGAACTGCTCCGAGTCGGTCCACTGGTGGACAGCAGGGAGCATGGAGAGGATGATCGTGAGGGCATCGTCGCGCAGCTTTTCAAGTCCGGCAAGAAGTCGGTCGACACGCTCCTTGGATGCCGGAACTATGTTCTGATTGTTTACTATTCCGAAGCCGTTCGGGGTGAGAATGAGGTCGAGCTGCGGAACGGCGTGAAGCATGGCATCAGCTGCGACAGCCATGCGACAATGGTGCAGGAGCTGTGAAGAGTCGTCTTCTGTGCTTATCTTCTCCAGTACCTTTGATGATAGGAAAGTCTGGCTTAGCCACGTCTCAGACTGCTGCAGATGATATGTGATTTTATCGAAAAGGGAGAGTTCCCCGGCAACCGCTTTGAGGGTGTTGGGAACGTATTTTTGCAATATTTCATTGCTGCTTATCAGTGTCTTCATTATTGCCTTGTTTATTGAGTGAAACCTGCTTCGCGTCCATGTTCTCATCAAGCGTAGTAAGCTGAATGAAAGGACAATCGGGCGTTACGTTCTGCCATTTATTGAAGCGCATTATCAGTCGGTGAACGCCGAAGAGAAGGTCGTGATAAGGCTTCTGCAGAGCCTGTGCGATTGTGTAAAGCTCGCGTTTGTCTGAGCCGGAATTGTTGGTCTGCGACTTTCCTGGCACCGAGCCTACGAGGTTGGAGTGGACTCGCATCGTGAAGCACATCATATTTACCGCCTCGATGATGTCGGTCGCCCAGTCGCCACCCTCCTTGTCCGTCTCGATCTTGTTGATGACAACGTCGTGCTGCTCCTCGCCGTTCGGTGAAACGTAGAACGTGGAGAAGAGCACCTTGCCACTGTTCTCCATTCCGGTGAGGAAGTTTATGATGTTGTCCTTCTCCTGGCAGACACGTTCCTGCTGCTTGATGCGGTCTGTGATGCCTTCGACCTTGAAGATGTTATTCCAGAAGGTGTTGGCAATCTCGATGTGGTACTTGATGGGAGCCGAGTTGCGGAGCTTAGCTTCCTTTGCCACTCCGATGAGCTGTTTGATGTCGTACCACTTGCCCTTGAAGAGAGCTGCGTAGTACGGTATGGGATAATACGTATTGTCGGGTGTAGGAATACGGCTGACGACAGCGAACTTCTTGATTTTCTTTGAGCGGCTTTGTAGATCCGTGAACGGCGCTTGTGGGTTGAGGAGTTCGATGCGCTCGATGTTCTCCGGACTGACCGTGTTTCGCCAGTTGGCATAGAGGATGTAAGGTATCACTCCGGACTTGTCGGCAGGAGCAAAACGGACGTAACACGCTTGCTTGCGGACGATGCGGACAATGCGACTTGCGTCCTCATTGAGGATTATCACGCTGACGCAGAACCCAAAGTGCTTGAAGTCCTGGCACACTCCGAGGAAGTATGAAGCGATGTCGTTGTCAGATGTGAAGTCGTCGACTTCCGATCTGACTCGTTCGGTGGCTTGCTCCGTGTTGTAGACGAGTCCGCTTCCGTAGCAGACTTCGGCGTTGAACATCTGGCAGGTGCTCAGTGTCTCGTCGGACTCAATGAAATTGATGATGTTATATGGCATACGGTTGTCACCGCCCCAGGGTATGTATTTCATGCGCTCGTTGATGAAGATTGGCGCGATGTCGTTCTCCTCCTTAAAGACTTCAGAAGTCTTGGTGGTGAAGGCTGCGGAGGCATGGGTGCCGGGGATGGTGGCAACGGATGTAGGTGGGATAAATGAAAAATCGCTCATATCTTGCTTTTTTATGGCAAAGATATGAGCGATTGGGCGGTGGTGAAAAGACACTATGATTGTTTGCCTAATGAGGTAATATCACTTTTCATTTTCATCAGAATGTATCTTACGGTATTTGTAAAACCAATACGACAAACCATCACCTCCAAAAAACTCGATGTAATGATAAGCAAGTATTTTTATATCTTGCTGATTCTTCTCATCGCCCCAGCATGGAGATAGATAAGTATCTTTGTATGTAAAAGCTTCTTCTTTTTCAAAGAACAAAACAGTACTTTCACTTATACCATACGTCAAAAATCCATTTAGTGTAAATGCTACAACCCTCAATCCTCTTGATGCTGAATCAAAGACGCATTGACGCCATGAGCTATCGGTTATACACGATGACTTAGAAATGCTGTTAGAATCAACAAATTCTTTAAAGAAGTGATATGCAACAGGTACGAAGTTATCAGTTGGGGCAGCTGTAGAAGCTCCTACAACGCCATAAAAGGAATCACCTTCTTTCATTTTGTGACACTCATATGAAATATCATAATTATGTTTGATTGCTAACAAATAAACACCTGATTTTGGAGCTGTAATATTATTTTCTAATATCAGACGCCAATGATGCTTTTTCAATATATTTAATGTCTTTATGTCCACATTCATGACGGTGTAAGAAAAGGTGATTTGCTTATCTCTGCAAGTGAATTCACAAATCATGTCTTCATCTTCATATGCACATCCTAAATCATCTTTTATAATACAGTAGTCTCCATATTTATTGTTAAAGGTTGTACTTAGTTTGTCATATGTGCTTTTGAAAAGATTTTCGTCTTCAAAAACACCCAAATCAGCATCAATCATCCAAATGGCCTCACGACAAAAATCCAACTTAACTTTTTTGCAATGAAAGCCTTCAAATGTTATGTTCCGGACTATAATATCATAGTCATACGTCTCCTCAAAATCATAGTTATTCTTCTTTAGGAATCTTATTATTTTGTTTCTTTTTGTTTCAGCCATCGTAAATCCGAAGAATGTACACTTAATAGGGCTCTTCTTTTTGCTCATATTCTTTGTATAATAATTTAGGTTTAAAGAGTAAAGCAAAGGTAGTCATAATAATCAATAAAAGTATTATTGCTGTCCGCTAAAACTCCAAAGAGCATAAAAAACCTGCCCGAAGTCCTTTAAAACTGGACTTCGGGTCTGTTTTTCCCAAAAGTAAGCCCCCC